GGCCTGACCAGTCCCTAGCGTGGTACATAGACTGATCATCCACAGTGAGTACCCGTGGGTCGCCATCCGGTGCGACCCGATGAACCGCCTCACCCCACACCCACCCAGGGCATTCCCATTACGACCCTGTTTCCAAGGACAGGGTCAGTACATGAGCTGTATGCTAATGCCCAGAGCGCCGGAGGGAAGAAGCCTGTATGGCCGTACTGATACATCAGTTCGGCTTCCGCAGGCGTGGGAAGGTGATTCAGCCACTCTACCTTGAAACTGCTCCAGGGAATATCCATTTCTCTTAACAGGGTAAAGTCCTCCATCGTGCCATAGAGCTCTGGCACTGAGTGGGTCTTGTGCAACCAGTCCCAGTACTCTTCTAGAACGTACCTTGCGGTATCGTTCCAGTAGAATACCAAGTACGCCATTGAGGTGCGCACAATTTCCCACCGGAGGGTCCCCCTGTTACGTTCGGGAACCAGGAAAAGTTCGTAGAGGTCCTGAATTGACCGAGTCGGGCGTACTCCCCAGGGGGTCTGGAGAAAGTACATACTGAGGAAGGATCCGGACTTCTTCGGTTCTGGGTCCTCATCGATGTCGACAAGTACCGTCGACACGTAGGACTTCTCAGCGGAAACACTGAGACCGAATGACCCGTAGAGGGCGTCCTTCCACAGTTCCAACTCGTTCACTGCGGGCCGTGGCCTATCATAGACCGCAACTATGCTATCGTCCCCAAAGGTCCAGACCTTCACCTTCCTGTCCAACAAATGTGACGCATGCAATAATGCAATCCAGTTCGCATAAGAGTCAGCCAGGCTCGTCCAAGGATCCCCGGAGGCTACCCCCCGAGGTTTCTGGTACACTTGCCCGTCTGGCATAGCCACACGGGTGCGCACCAAGTTTTCGTACTGGGCCTGCCAGTACGGGACGAACCCTGGCTCTCTCTCAAAGCGGGACGAGATATGCTTCATCACATGCTTCAATAGGAGGGCCGGAATGCTTTGGTCGAACTTGGAGAAATCAAGGAAGAGGTAATAGCTTGCTCCTTGAGCCCAGTTCGCGATCTGCTGATAGTTGCCGGAGAAAGGACCCATGCCTAAGAGAACCCCCCCATTCTCCTTAGGCACCGACCGAAGATGACCCATGTATGGCGAAGATGCCATACTGGCCAGGAGATGATGCTCGAGATCGGGCATGACAATTAATCTCCCCTCCTTCCGGTCGGGCGCTGACCGGTCAACGGTCAGGCCGACTCTCTTTCCCCGCCCTGCCACGCCCGCAGGTGGGACCACATAAACTTCACCTGAGTCACGGATACGACCCAGAGTACGAGTGGCTTCGACGAGTGCAGGCATTAGAGCCTCC